AAACCATAGAACCATGATTTGATTCTAGCAAAGTCATTTGTGGGAATAGTTTATGAAGTCTATGTATTTCTTTTTTACCAAGTTCTAATTCATCTTTAGGAGATGGAAGATCAGGGTCTATTGTGTGAGATACGTTGATTGAATGAAAGTCCATTTCATCACCTATGTTTACAATAGTATCAGGTTTGTATTTAGCTTTTAGTTTAGTTAGAAATCCATGCCAGTCTTTATGAGCAAATGGAAAATGAAGATCACTTATAACAAGTATTCGTTTATTTTTCATATACCTATTCTGTTAGTTGTATTTGCCTTTTTTAGCAATAGTTACTTAGCTAAGAAAATAGTAATTAAAGCCAATGATAAAGCACCAAGTCCACAAAGTATAGACCAGAATAGAGTTTCTAGTTTCTTTTCTAGCTTATATACTGAGCAACCAAGTAATTTAACTTCTCTCTTAATTCCTGTGATATGTCCCTTTAGAGATATTAGTTCTTCGTTCTGTGTTCTTGCCATTGTCTTTTTCACATTTGCAAGACTTTAGCAAGACACACCAACCAATCCAAAGTTTGTAAATGCACTCCATTAATTTCGGTGCATTAATATCAAACTATTATGTTTTAATAAAGTTATTTTTTGTAGAATTTTTCTACTTCAGCAGTATATGATTCCCAGAATGATTTAACATCATTAACATAGTCAGCATAAAACTTTGTAAAGTAGTTTTTAATGTCAGAATAATTTAACATTGAGTTCTCCTTTGAGTAAAAGTTATTTTCTTCAGTCGTATATACCATGCAAGGTATATAGGTAGTCTTTGCAGAATTTCAATTACTTGATGTTTAAATGTTGTTTAACTGATTCAATAACGTACTTAGCTATCTCCCATTTCCATTCTGCATATAAGCCAAGCACTATTCCAATTATCAATAAAGTCATGCAATAGTTATGTCAAAGATTTAGAAAAAAGTCAAAACTCTTGTTCTTAAAGACAGATGGTGCTGGGAATTTGTCGTTCAGTAGTGATTTGCCCACGACTTCTTTTACTGGGGCAACTGTTGAAACAAGTATTGCAGATTCAGATTTGGTTTTAATTTATGATGATAGTGCAACTGCTGTAAGAAAAATGACTAAAGCTAATTTAGTTGCAGGTATTGGTGGAACTAACACTCCATACTTTTTAGCTTATGCAAGTGCTAATAAAAATTTATCTGAAACAACAATTACAAAAGTTGATTTGAACACAGAAGTTTATGATAGTGCAAGTAATTTTGACTCAACAACTAATTATAGATTTACTCCAACAACAGCAGGATATTATTATTTTTTTGCTCAAGTTGCCATAGTCTTTGGTGAACAAGGAACAGATACAGCCAGTAACAGAGCATATATTTATAAAAATGGCAGTCAATTAGCATTTAATTCAAATATAGGTTGGGCTAATGTTCATTGGATTGATTATGCAAATGGAACAACAGATTATTATGAGTTATATGCAAGAGTAGATACTGTATCAAATACTGGTTGGGCTTATACTGGTAGTGCAAATAAAGAAACCTATTTTGGTGCTTATAAATTAATTACATAAAAACTATGGCTATATTAAACACAAAAATAAAACTGTACGCAAACAAAAAAATAGATTTCAGAACTGAAGTTAAACTTCAAGATGATGGTAATGGTGCTTACATTAAGGAATGGAATCTTGATATACCTAAACCTACAATGGCACAACTAGATGCCTTTGAAGCACAAGCTATCGCATACGAACAACTGCAAGACATATTAAACAATAGAAGAATAGCTTACCCTTCCATAGCTGACCAACTTGATATGTTATACTGGGATAAAATTAATGGCACTGATAATTGGCTTAATTCAATAGAATCTGTAAAGAATAGATTTCCAAAAGCATAAGTTCCTTCAAACAAATGGAAGTGGGGTTTTGTCGTTCAATTCTCCTTCCGCAGGTTCTTTAGTAAAACTTGCAGAAACAACAGCTTCAAATGTTGCTAATGTATCTTTAAATGGTTTTTTTACATCTGATTATGATGTCTATAAAATATTTATAGATGGATATTATGCTACTGTTGATGGTCAATATTCTGTTATAAGATTTGCAACAACTGGAAGTTATACTGTTCAAACTTCAAGTTATAGAAATGCAAATGCTAGAGTAAGAGCAAATAGTGACATTGTTACAAATGATGATTCAACTTATTTTCAAGTTCACATAGTATCAAACAGTAGCACCTCTACAAATAATGGAGAAATTACAATTTATAATCCATTAAAAACTACTTCATATCATACAATAACTGGACTTATTCAACATTGGAACGGAACTGGAAGTTTAAATTCTTCATCTTTTTCTGGTTCTTGGGATAGCACAACTGCTGTTACTGGTATTCAATTTTCAGCATCTAGTGGGAATATATATGCAAATAAAATAAGATTATACGGAATTAAAAATAGCTAGGAATAATTATGTCAGATAAAAAACTTATAGTATCACCAGAATATCCTGAAGGTATTTTGTTAAATTTAACTGCTGAAGAAATAGCACAAAGAGAAAAAGATGCAATTAAAGTTGAACAAGATAAAATAGCAGAACAAAACAGAATAGCACAAGAAAAAGCTAGAAAAGAATCAGCTATTGCTAAGTTAAAAGCACTTGGTTTAACTGAAGAAGAAGTTAAGTCTATTCTTTAGGATATTTGGCTTTAATATTAGCTATTCTTGCTTTCCAAGAATCTAAACCACTATGATAAATCTCATCTAATTGAGATACAATAGAACCATATTCTTCACGTCTATTTTTATAAACATCTTCTAATGCTTGTAGTTCAGATTGCTTATTTAATATCTGTTGATTAGTAATGTTTGTTGGATTGTTGTCATGCCATTCAATTCTATTAACATCATCTCCTGACACAGATACAACTGCATTAGGATTTATTGCTTGAATTGTTTTTATAATACCTATTTTCATAATTAACCTTTAATTTCAAAACAAGTTATTGATGCTAAAGTTCCTCTATAATTTAGATAAGATTGTCCACTTCCGTCAAAATCTCTAAAATAGGCTTGATAAGTTGTTGCTGAAGTTGTGTTTGGTGAATCTAGTATAGACATACTTAAATTAGTTATTATATAATTTGTACCATCACCACCCATTTGTTCAACCAATCCATAAGTGGCATCACCAAGATTTGTAGCACCTCTATAAATTGTGTAAATTCCTCTACTGTCGGCAAGGCTTGTACTATTAACTATAACAAATACTTTATTAGCTGATGATGAAGGAGTTATGCTTACTGACATTGTGTTTGAGGCAGTTACAAAAGAAGTTGATGTAGTTCCTCTTGAAGTAGAATCAGTAGCAGTAATAACTTGAATAACTTGTCCAGCACTCGGCGAAACACCTGCAAAGCTTAAAACCCCACTTCCATTTGTTTGAAGCACTTGACCTGAAGTTCCGTCTGCACTTGGTAGAGTTAAAGTTAAATTTGAAGCTAAAGTATCTGGTGCTTTTATTGCAACATAGTTTGAACCATTGTCAGTATCTTCAGGCAATCTAATTTCAGAACCAGCAGTAGCATTTCCAATTACAGCTAAAGGTGTGGCGAAACTCAAAGAATCAAAACTTAAATTCCCAGCACCATCTGTCTTTAAGAACTGACCAGCAGTACCATCAGCAGAAGGAAGAACCCAAATTTTATCAGCACTCAAACTAGCAGGTGCTTTAAAGCCAACATAGTTAGTTCCGTTAGCAGTTGTTTCACTAAAACGAATTTCTTTTTGATTTTGTAAAATTAAATTAACAGAAGAAGTAAGAGAAGAATCTGAAAGTGTTAAAACAGTTCCAGTAGCAGTAGTGGTTAATCCAGTTACCGAAACATTAGAGTCTAACCAATTTACAGTATTAGCAGAATGGTCAAGTGTTGCTAAAGAGATGTCATCAGCACCATCATAATATTTTAAAGTAGGAGTTGTTGCTGATGTCGTATCAAGCCAAATTTGACCAGCAACAGCACCAGTTGGTCTTGATGTTCCTGAGTTACAAGTTTGAATAGCTGATAGTGCATTATTCAAATCTTGACGAAAACTTGGAAAACTTTGGTTACTAATTACATAATCGTGCTGTGACATATCTATCTAATATCCTAATTAAAATCCTTTTGCAATATAATCAAAAGTTCTACTTACTCCAGTACCACTACTATTCTTAAAGGCAATATCAAAACCTGAAATAGTTTTGTTATTTAAAGTATAAAAATCGCCAGTAGCCATTCCTTGATTAGTAATACCGATAGCATAATTAACAGAATAGAATGGTCTTGTAAACACTACTGTATAAGTACCAGTTCCACTTACTAAATCATTACCATTTTGAATAGTATCTTGTACGTCAATGGTTACACTTAAAGCAGATACAACAGGAGTAGAAGCTAAATCATCTGATCTCATATTAAGTCTAAATTTAAAATATCTAGCTGTATAATCACCAACTACAAAATTTCTAAATGCAGTATAAGTTATGTTGTCAGCAGAAGTAGAAATTTCTAAATGAGCATTACAGTTAGCAGGAGAATCTCCATCAAAGTTAGAAGCACCATCATCAAAGTCGCCAGTAGCACTATCAAAAAGATTATCTATATTATCAACAGTTTGTGTAAGAGAAGCAGTTACACGAACAGTGTAACTTCCACCAATGTCAATAGGAGAAGCAAATTCATAAGAACCTGTAGGAGACAAGTCATAAGTAGTTACACCAGCATCAAAAAAAGTTGTAGGAGAATCAAATAGTCCAACAGAAGAATCAAATGTTTCTGTAGAGTCTAATCTTAAAGCACCACCATCAACATATACATTGGTTTTAGTTCCTGAGAATGTGGGTGATTCAGTTTGTGTTAGAACAGCATTAAAATCTCCTATCTCTAATAAGTTAGTTGATATTACAGCTTCATTAGATGAGAAGTTTCCATTTTTATCTACAGCTTTAATTAAGTAAGAACCAATCCTAGCTGGTACTGTAACTGATGTAGCTGGTCTTGCAACTTTTTCAACAAGTGAAACTGAGTTCTGCCATTCAGCACCAGTTGTTAATGTACTAAATCTAATTGCATAATAAGCTAAATCTAAATCTGGTATTTGTGTCCAAGATAAGTGAGCATCACGACCAATAATGTTACAAGAAAAATCTTCTACGTTAGCAGGTGGTAATAATCCACCAACAATAGTTCTTGTTGCAGATGTGTAAGTAGAACTAACTCCTAATGTATTAAATGCTTTTACTCTTACATTATAAATTAATCCATCTACTACGTTTAGTATTCTTTGAGTTAATCCTCTACCTTGTCCATGAATAATGTAATCTGTATCTGTGCTTAGTTTATATTCAACTTGATAGTAGTCCACAAAAGAATCTAGAGAAGCACCAATAGTTACATCTAAAGCAGTAATAACAACTCCGTCTGAGTATTCAATTAGTTGATCGTCTAATGTAACTGAAGCTGGTGCAGAAACAGAATTAGGATTTGGTAATGTTGTATCAGCTATTGTCGGTGCTTCTGCTTTTTCTGACCAAGTATAAAAGTTATCTTGATGTTCAATAAGTTTTAATGAAACTGTAGAATCTGTATTTATACTTAATCCATAAACTCTAAATAGTTTAGAACTAAATCCACCTGTTGTGTAAGTAAGATCAACTAAATCTCCAATAGTTAAATTTAATGCTTCTGAAGTTACCATTACTTCTACAGCTAAAGCATTTCTTGATCTTCTTAAAATAATTTCGCAAAGTTCTTCTGCTTGGTATGGATTTGATATTCCTTGAAAGCTAAAATTAGCTTCTAAGTTAGTTCCATTATCCTCAGCTAATAAAGTTGCGTATCTATCTCCAACAGGTAAACCAGAATCATCAGCAGGTGGGAATGATACTGTATCTTCTTGCCATTCTTTTTCAGGATTAACAAATGTTCCTATTACTCGGTTATATTTGCTATTCTTTTTTTCACCAAATATTTTAATACCACCAATAATATTATCTTTGTTTAAGCTTAATTGAGATGAACCAGTATTCTCAATAATTAAAAAATACTTACCTTGTGTATAGGTAAATATTGCTCTCATTGGGTTTAACAGTTCTCTTACATTATCTATAAGTTTTTGTTCAGTATCTAGAACTATATTTGTTTCAAATAAGTTAATATCTGATATTGCACCAGAATAAGGTGTTACTTGAGTATCGCATAAATTTGCTGAAGTTTTAAATGAATCATAATTAGTTTCAAATGAAGAATTAGGTAAAGCTTTTCCATATCTGCTATTTCTTAAATAATCTAAAAGACACAAAGCTGAGTTAGCAGAATAAGTCCAAGTAGAAGCTGTATCTTCTCTATGTGAACCAGAACCACCTTTAGTTGAATCTAATCTTGGGTCATATATTTTTTTACCTTTAAGAACTACTTTGACTTCAGGTAATGAATTAAAAGCATCTTGATTCCATTTAAATTTAAAAGCAAGATAAGCAACACCAGATAGTTTATGATTAGAACCCCAGTTATTTGATTCATCTAATAAACTAGAAACAGATTGATTATCTAATCCGTAAAAAGATTGTACTGATATTAAACTTTCACCTTTATAATAATTAGTATCTGAACTATTTACTGTTCTTACAGTACCATCAGTTAAAGCACCTGACCAAGTTACTAATTTGTCATTAACATAAATTTCTTCAATAGATTCAATTCCATTACCACCACCTTCACAAAGAACTCCTGCCATGTAAAGATATGTATTATCTGTTCCTGAACTCTCTACAAATACTCTTGATACACCAACTTGTCTTTTACCATAGATAACTGGAATAGCTGTATTGTTAGAAGCTTTATTAACTAAGATACCTTGTGCAGTTTCTTGTTGTTGAACATTTCTTTTTGGTGGTTCAGGTTTTAAAACCCAAGATATAGCTGTAGTAACAACTAATTGTACGACTGCTGATGTGATTGGATCAAAACCCATTAAACGTGAAACTCCCTTTTAAATTTCATAGATCTTCTGTAGATAGTTGAGTCATCAGCTATCCTTAACCATTTCAAAGGTTGATCTACTTCTAGTAAATTTCTAAAGTATTCTTTAGTCCAATTCATAATTTCTCTTAAATGACTTTTAGCAACTGTTTCAATATGCCAAATATTGTTTCCTGACTTCCATTCATTAGCTTTTAATCTACCAGTTGTCATAAATCTTTTTTCTACTTCATCACTTAAATATGCCCAGTTTGTAAAACCTACAACTTCTCCATTAACTTTATGAATTTGATATTGCTCTAAGTTAAAAGATGGCAATATTGCATTTATTAAATCTTGGTATTTCATTTTGTCGTATCTAGGGAATTGCCTATACAGATGTATAATTTTATATAAATCAGTTATGCCTTGCCCCATTTAATATCCTTTGCTGTTTGTGAAGCATAATCAAATCCTAAATCAGTTGGAAAATGTAATGCTTGAGAGTTAGTATTAGTTTTTCTTCCTTTAATTTTATCAAAGTCTGCCCAGTGTGAAGCAATAGAAATACTTACTACTGAATTTGTGTCATCTTCTTCAATGCTTAAATTTTCTATTCTTCCGTCAAATAATAGGAATGGATAATTAATTAATGCTTGGTTCTCATCTATAAATCCTCTGTAAACCCATGCTCTCTTATCCATGTAATCATTGTTAAGAAATAAGGAGATTATTGTTTGATCTGCACCACCAAATTTAACTACTAAATTACTTACTGATACTTCTGATGATTCTGCTGATTCTGAACTTCCTAAAAATAAAGATGATGCAACATAAGTATTTCCATCAAAAGTAATGTTCTTATAATGATCTGTGTAATATGAACCTGTGCTTACTCCAAGATAAACTAGTTCTACTGGATTTAATTTATTAGTTGCTAATTCTGATATTAAAGAAGCATTGAGTGATCTAGGCATTACAATACCTCTATAAGATCAACTTCATATTGGAAATAGTTTTCTGTGCCTACTCTAAATTCTTGAACATCATTAGTTAAACCAACTGTGAAATCTACATTGTTATAAATTAGAACTGCATTGTCAGCTACGTTTGCTCTTAATGGTGGTTCAAATGTTAATGTTCCTTGACCAGAACCATTAGAAGATACATCAGCAACAATCATGTAAACTTTATTCTGTCCAGTAAATCTAAAAAAATCTCCTGCTTTAAATACTCCTGTTGTACTATTTGCCATACCATCTATTGAACAAGATGTAGCACCAGCACTTACAGCACCATTCACAGATATAACTCCTGAAGCAACTCCATTAGTTGAAGCCATTGTAGCAGGTGTATATTGGAATGATTCTAATTGTGATCTTTGTTTCATTATGAAAGCTATAATTGGTGCAAATTCTGATCTAGTCATAACAGGAAATACAAGTGTTAATGCAAATCTTTGACCATCAATTTGTCTTGCTTGTCGTCTGCCAGATGCAGTTGTAGATACAATAGTATTTTGTTGTGATCTTATAGATACTGTTTTAGTTGTAGGTGTTGAAGGGAATGTGCCACTCATTATACTAAACTAGATTTTCCTTTCGCATTTAAAGCTTGGTTCATAATATTTACAATAGTTGATCTATTGTTTAATAGCAATTCTTTTACACCTTTTACATCTGTAGCAACAATAGTAAAATTATAATTATTTCCATTTACTCCTAAGTCTTGATTAGGAACAATAGTTCCATCTGTAGAAGGTACAAATAATTCTCTACCACGTTCTCCAACACTAATAGGTTGTCCACCTTTAACAGCACCACCTTCAGCAAAGCCACCGAATATGCTAGAACCAATACTAATTAAATCTCCTAATCCAAAACCATTTCCACCACCACTAGACCCAGAAGCATTTAATGAAGCCAATGTAGACTGATAACCTAATTGAGTTAATAATAGATTGTTTTGTTTCTGTATTTCTCTAGTCTTATCTTCTTCTAAAGCTTTTCTTAGTTTATCTAATGCAAATAAAGATAGTTTAATTAATTGTTCTTCAATTAGTCTTTCAATAACTTGAACTAATATCTTTTGTGCTAATTCTCTAAATGATTGGTTTAATGATTTTCCAAGAACTATTGCTTCTGCAATACCTCTAGAAACACCTTTGATTCCTTCTACAACACCTTTGGCTAATGTTTCTTCAATAGTTTTAAATGTTAATTGTGCTTCTCTTAGTTCTTTGTTTAGTAATCCAAAAAAAGATGTGTCTGGTTTTCTAGATGCTGGTGGTGTAATTGCACCTTGTTCTAACTGTCCACGAGTAATATCTATTTTAACTGTTTTATCTAATCCTAAAAAATCAACTAACTTATTGTATAAGCTAATTGTATCTTTAATTGTGTCGTTTAAAAATTGGAAAGCACCAGTTAATGAATCTGTAATAAATGAGAATACTTTACCTAAAGCTTTTATTAATGGGTTTAATGTTTGTAGTAATTCTTTAACACTATTTATTAAATCAATTAATGCCTTATTAAATCCACCACCACCTGATAATGTTTCAAAAGCATTTAAAAACTCTCTACCTAAAGATGATATTGCAGTAGATAAGTTATTTACTCTTGCTTCATTAGCACCAGCAAATGTTTCTGATAATCCATCTTGTAAAGCTTGTAATATTCTTTGAGAACCATCAGCAGTCTCAGCAAATTTTGCTAAACTATCTCTAGTTATTCCTAATCGTTCTTCTAATATTTTAAATACTGGAATACCTTTAGAAGCTAATTGATTTAAAGATTGTAAACCTAATCCACCTTGTGTTCCTTTTGCAAATAATCTTGTTAAATCATTTAATGTATCAATTTCATTTCCAAATACAGATGCAGTATTAATAAATGTAGATAATAGTTCTTCAGTTGGATTTATCCCTGATGAGTATAGTGCAACAAAAGCATCTGATAATTGTTCTACACTAAACTTTGATCTTAATGATAAATTTTGTAATAATTGAAAAGCATTGTTTCCACTTTCAATAGAACCAGTTACAAATCTTAGAGTTGTTCTTAGATTCTCAAATGAAGCTGTTGTATTAATGATTGCTTTAAGAGTTGCACCAGTAGCAAATGCTAAAACTGCATTTTTAAGTGTAAGAAAACTAGTGCTTACTTTTTGTGTAGTATTATTTGTTTCTTTTAAGTTTTTATTAAGATCGTCAAATGCTCTTTTAGTATTGTCAATTGCGTTTAGGCGAATGTCTATCTTGTTGTCTACCATGTAATTTTTCTTTTTCTGCCTTCACTTTAAAATATGCAATCCAATAATAAAATTCATCTTGTGTTAAAAGACAAATTTCTTCTACACTTTTTTTTAATTCGTGAGCCAGAGCCAGTATAGAATAAAGCTCTACATCACCTCTTACTTTTTTTCAGCTTCCTCGTAAGAAATACCATTCAACATTTCTGTTGCTACTCTAGCTATAACATTTGGGTCAGCATTATTCAATAATACTTGTTTGTCATCTAGCTTAAATATTTTATTACCTTCTCCATCTCTAGCTTTTAAAACAATAGCATCAACTAAAACAGCTATGTCATCATTTCTAGCACCTTTAAATAGGTTTCTTTTTTCTCCTAATGAAAATGGTGTGCAATATATTGTTAAAGGTTTGCCTTCCTCGCCCCATTCAGCTACCTCTATTTTCTTTACACCTTGTTGTTCAAAGTGTGCCTTCACTCTATCTATTACGTTCATATCTTCCTTTTCTAATTAATAATTAATTATGCAGTTCCAAAAGTTAATGCACCTGTTCCAGTAAATGTTACTTCAGCTTCTACCATTCCATCAAAAGATGCAGATATATTGCTACCAGTAATAATTGCTTGACCATAGTAATACTTATCACCAGATGAAGCACCTTCAGGGTAAACTTTAAGTGCTATTTCAGTTCCTAAAACTAAAAGTAATTGACCAGCATCAGCTTCATCAAAAAATAATGACGCAGAACCAGACCAACCTTTTAAAGCAGATTTATAACTTCTAGTTGTATCTCCCATTGAAGTATCTTCAATAGTGTCAGCAGTTTGTTCTAAAGAGTAACTTCTAAGTTCGCCTACAGTTGTAGAACTAACTTTAATTGTTCCTTCTGAACCAGTATGAGTTGCCATGTTGTTCTCCTTGTATTGTTAATATTAAGGTGTGCCAGATGTGTATTGGTACATAACTCGCACCACCATTCTGATACCACCTATTGGAAATAAAACACCCTCATCAGTAGAAACTTCTACTACTTGAGTTTGTTTAGCATATCCACCTCGTGTTCTATCAGAATTTAGTCTTGTTTCAATCGTAGAGATTAACTCATTACGTTTTGTATCAATATTTGTTGTAGTTCCTTTTACATATCCAACAATTACAAAGTCAGCAGTTGCTTGTCTTGTGATAGTGCTTGATGTCATTGTTTCATCAGATCTTATTTCGTTTCCTGATTGTACGAAACAAGCTGGATATTGTTGTTCAGATAATTCGTCTACATTAAATGGTTCTCTTGTAACTTTTTTTAAAGTTATAGGAGTTGTTCCAGTTGAAATTGTTGTAATTATATTTGATGCTATATCTTCTCGTTTACTCATACTTTACTAAGTTTGTTATAAGTTTTCATAAATACATTTAGAATAGGTTGTATTTCTTGTGAACCTATTGCAAAGAATTTACGTTTCTTTTGGTTACCAATAGCTTTAACATTTTGAAACTTATTTGCAAAATAAATAACAGCATAATCTGGTTCTGATTTTTGAGTTATACTTGATAGCATTTGACCAGAAAAATTAAGATCAGGAAATTGTGTTTGTCTACCAGCTTGTTGTCTAAATTCTTTATAAACATTAGTATAAGGTGGAAATGATCTTCCCTGATAATCTTTACCTCTTGAGGTTCTTTGTTTAATTAAACCTATTAAGAACTCAGCAGTTCTTCCTAAAGCTGTTTTAACTTGTAAAGGGTGTTCTCTAACTTGCTTTTCAAAATTCTTAGCAACTTGTAATGAATTATCCTCAATAGTTATCTTCATCTAATTAGTTTAAGTCTATGATAAGGTGCTTTTTCTGCATCTTGAATTGTATTAGAATCATCAGCATCATATTCAACACCATCTCTTAAAATAGATTCAAACTCATCAGCATACATTTGTTGATAATGTTTCATCATAACTTGAAATCTATCTGGGTTATCATTTGAATTAAATTTAGTAAGTTGTGGACAAGCATAAAAACCTATTACTCTAAATACAGATGCTCTTTTAAACTGTGCATCAGTTAATAAAGTTGCGTCCATTTCAGTTGTGTTTAGTATTGCTATATCTCTATAAGTTTCTTTTGAGTAAACTGGAAACCATTTAATTCTTAAATCTCTTTCAATATCTGCTCGTGCTTGTGCGTGGTAATCATTTGGAGAAGTAAAGTTTGCTATTCCAAAAGTTAAAATATCTGGTTGGTAAAATGTTAAATCTGAATCTGTAGAAAAATTAGCCATAGTTAATTCCGTTTAGTTGGTGGGGCTTTTACACCCCACCGATTTATTAATTAAAGAGCTGTATCAACTTTAACTGTTACTCCGTAAGTGTCTTTAAGAACACCAGAACCAACAG